CAATACCACCTAAACCAACGCCGCCATCATATGTGGAACTTCCAGATCCTGCCCCAGACAGATCTAATACTTGGCCTGCTTGGATTTGGTCAGGATTGGTGATGTCTGGGTTGTCTGCCATTATTTCAGCAACAGACATATTGTTGTCTTCTGCGATCTGAGAAAGGGTATTGCCAGAAGTGACTGTGACGGTGTTGTTGTTATCGTTGCTTGCAACCGCCCCAGATTGATCGCCATCGAAATCGTAAACATTTGTGTCAACCCAAGTCTCGAAAGCACCACCAGATTCAAAGAACCCCGGCTTATCATCGTCATTAGAAGTATCTGTTGTAGTAGTGCTGCTGCCAGAAAAAACGTCATACCAAGCAAAAGCAGGAACACCGCCCGGTCCTGCAAGTGGTGGCATCCCACCCCTCATCTTCTGCAACATCGCCTCTTCTTGAGGATTGATGTAAGACAGCATGTGAGGCTGGCCCATGATTTGAGTTTCTCTTGGGATGTTATCAAACGCAGCCATAGGATTTTCTTCACCCATAACTTCAGGCGTTTTCTCAGGTTTATCGTTCAATCTTGCTTTTGACTTATCGCTTCTAAAATCCCACGCGGCCAATCCCTTTGTGGTTTTTTGCTTTAATCTGTTCGCATTTCTTTGGTTTGGCATTTAATTTATCCCAAATTATCCACTGGATTGCCCTCTGCATCAAAGTATATCGGCAATCCATCTGGTCCTGTTTGGCTGTATCCTTGCAAATACCGCTCATCTGGACCTTCAACAGTCAATGCATTTTCTGTGCGAGCTGTATTAGAAAATTGCTCTGGACTTAAAATGCTGCCATCTGGCCTTTGATATGCAATAGATCCATCTGCAAGCGTAATTTGCTGGGCCATTACATCAAAGTTTTCGCCAGTCATATATTTACGCATGTAAGCTGGCATAAACGCATAACCACCACCACCGCGAGAATATCGATCATAATCTTCAGAAGTTCCGCGAGTGCCGTAAATGCCTCTGCGCTCATTTTCATCGCGGCCAGCCGTTGAAATGGTAACGTCATCTATTCCATAAACTTGGTTTACGCTAGATCCACTTGCGGCATCATTATATGGCACAAAGTTATTAACAACTTCCTGTACACTACCATCACCCATAGCATAAAAAGATCGACCATCACTTGTAATGAATCCGTTTTCTGTACTCATGCCGTATGGATCTGCATTAGCAGCATCTGACTGAACGCCAAACACTGTTTGGAAGCGATCATAATCGTTTATGCCATCGTTATTTGCGTCTGCGCTGTAAGCTGGATTATCGAATGCTGATAGATTTAAAGTCTGCCCGACTTGCAATTCGTTTGCCCGATCTTCAAGGCCAGCAGCTCTGAGCTGATCAATGTCTTTTTGAGTGACGTTAAAACTTGATGCTGGTAGGGATGGCGGCAAAAACGCGCCGATATTATCAGATGATAAAACCTGATCTGCAAACGTAGACATAGTTGAATCATCGAACCCAACGTAATTGCCCTGTGCATCGAATTGTGGCGTGGCTCCCATTTCCAAAGCAGCAACTTGCTGATCAATTATGGACTGCCTATCAGCTATACCACCCGACAACATCTGTTCGCCAATAGCGCCACCAAAAACTGGAACCAACATTCCCGGCAAGAAAGAAGCAAAGTAAGCCATATCACTTGGTGGCAAGTCTTCAGTCATTTGCTGCGTAGCTGTTGCTATCGAAATTTCGTCTGAATCCATCCCAGTTGTGTCTAGAACATTGTTGCTGGGATCATCAGAAACGCCATAGATGTAATCGCCTTTTGAAGAGTAACCGCCACCCGTCAAAGAAGCTCCAGTTTCATCATCAACCAATTGACCGTTAACGTAAGAAGCTCCATCAAATGGTGTAAGTAAATTGGCCAAATCTTCTCTTGTGCTGTTTTCAACACCTGTTGCAGTTATTGGGCGTGTTGCAGTTGTGGCAGGCAAAGTTGATGTTCTAGTTGGCTCATTGTCGTTATCATCATTGCTAGTAGTGTTTGCCGCCCCAGAAATAACATTGCCTGTGGATGTTGTTCCACCAGCAGATATTGATGCGCCAGTAGCATCATCTACAAGCTGTCCACCAACATAAGATGCGCCATCGTTTGGCGTAAATATGTTTGCCAGCGTTTCTGTAAAGCTGTTGCTATTGTCGTTGTCATTGTCATTGTCATTGTCATTGCCGCCACCGCCACCAAAACACATTATGCCATCCTCTTCTGTTGTTGTACTGGGGGCTGTGGTGCAGGCTGTGCCGCCACATTCATTTGCGGCTGTGGCATTGCATCTGCAATTGCACTCAGCGCACCCATATCACCCGCGCCCATTCTTTCGCGGATCTCAGCCACTTTATTCATCAAGTATTTGCTCATATCCATAGGAGGCTGGCCCTGTGGCCCTCCTTGTATGGGAGGATTAGGAGGGCCACTTCGTGGACCCTGCTGCGGTAAACCGCCGAACGCAGCAGGATTAATTGGAGGAAGTCTATACTCTGGGTACATTCTTCATCGCCTCCATCTGAATTTTAGCTGCGTTCTTTTCCCTCTCAAGCTGCAACTCTGTTTCTAGCTTGGTGATCTTGGCCTGCATATCTGCTTGCGCCTTGGCCATTTCGATCTCCATATCCTGCCTTGCTTCTGCTTGCTTGATCTGAATGTTTGATTGCGCCTTGGCTTGATCCGATTGAATCTGCGCCTGCGTTCTTGCTTTCAGAGCTTCTGTCTCCAGCTTGGCCAATTCCTGTGCGTATTGCAAAGGATTTCCTTGCTGTCCACCCTTTTGACCCATACCGCGCAACGCTTCGATCTGCTTCATCTGAGGTGATGCCGCCACAACTTGTGCAGCGCGTTGGCTAATTAAGCGATCTTGCTCTGGATCTACATCGTTAAACTTGATCTTCATATCTTTGAAATCTGGCAGTGGTGGCAGCGGGATATTAACGCTTGCCTCCATGCGCTGACGGTACAGCAATGCGATATGTTCCGCGATATGCGCGATCAATACAGGCTGCATTGCCTTTGCACCGGGATTGCCAGCCAAAGATGGATCTTGCAGAAACTGCATGTGAACTGCAATGTGCGCGTCATGGTCCTGCTCTGGGAATGCGCGTATGGGCTTGCCATACATCACGCTCATGTTTTCATCGATTGGGTCCATCTGCACAGCCTCTTCAGGCTTCTTTAGGATCTCATCAATGTTTGGAATGCGGATCGCTTCGTACATGCGCTTGTATGCTTCGTAAAGATCGTGAAGCTGTGGCGCTGATCTAGACATTTCCAAAACAGCTTGCGCCTGTGCAATGCGCTGGGCTGTTGAGAATATGTTTGGATCTGACACTGGCACGATGTCAATGCGATCATCAAAGTCAGTCCGATAGATAATATCTGCCGCCCCGACCTTCGCAAAGCTAAACTCATCAGGCAAATTCTCTGCGTTCAGGTTGGCAAGCAACTTGAACTCTTGCCCTTGTGCGTAATGCAACCGCTTGTGAATTGCGCTAAATGCTTTGGAACCCTGCTCAATAAGCGCAACTGTAGACCCAACTGGAGCATTTGGGTTCACGTCACCGACATTGAGATCAGCAGTGCTGGCAAAACGCTGGCCTGCTTCAACAATGTAACCCAGCAAACTGAACAGCGAGCTGCTTGGTTCTTTGAATGGCAAAGGCATAATTGCTTTGTTTACATCATCGACTGTGCTGTCGAGATCCACAAACTCACCGGGGCTGATTTGCATATCGCCGCCATTAACGCGGCCACGCAGCTTAAATCCACCCTGCATGTTGGCGAATGCTGCACTGTCGAGAAGGGCGCGAAGCGATCCTGTCGCCGCTTTGCCCAACCCGCCGATCATGTGGTACAGGCCAAAGCCATAGAAGCCTAAACCGGGCAGGAACTTGTAGCTCACAAACCAGTCACGGCGCTTTTTGGCCTCATCATCTTGCTTCCAGTTGCGTCGAACACTGACAACGCGCTGGTTTTCATAATCGATTGTGATGACATATGGAATGGCGACAGCGTTTTCGTCTGCCTCATCGCTATCCATTTCTTGGCCATCGATGCCTTCGAACAAGTCATAGACGTGCATTTCAAGCAGCGTCATCACATCGTCTTGGCTGTTGTCGCTGTATTCATCAACGCCTTCGATCTCTCCGATCACGTCATCGATGGGATTTATGCTGTCACCAATGTAGCTTGTCGGGAGGTAGTAACCGTTTTTAACATATCGATTGAAGTCATTCTTCGGCATCCGAATGACGTGCGTGTATCGCGGCGAGGTATAAAGATCCTTGCTTTCTGGGGCGACCACAAAGTCTTCAGCCTTTACAAACTGGCTGCACTGCCGATCCAGATTGGCATCCCACCAGACTTTCTTGAAGGTGTGGCCGATCAGGGGGAGGTGAAACAGCATTTGGTCCAGATCAGGGAAATACTCAGGCATTTCCTGCGTGATTTGGTAATTCATAAACTCGCGCACTCTGCGAGCTTGCTCTTCCATTTTTTCGTCTGGCTCGCCAATGATGACAGATTTGACTGGACCGCCTGATGGGTACAGCTCCGCGATGGCGCGAGCGTTAAACTGGGTTGCTGCTTCTGCGATCATTGGGTGAATGACGATGGACAGACCGCGAGTGGCTCGCTCATCTTCGCTTTCGTCAAGGCCACCGTCTGGATCTAGCGTCTTCAAGCCTTGCTTGTAGCGGTTTTCCCATTCGGATCTGGCTTCTTTATCGTTTTCAAAAAAGCCAATCAGCTCCTGCGCTTTTCGCGCCAGCTCTCTTTCGTCAATGGTTTCCGCAAGGTTTTGATCAAACTCTGCGTCTTCCAATTCTTCCATCATATCCAACTCTGGATCGCCAATAAGAACATCGCCGTCTGGAAGTTGTTCGACCATTAGATCGTCTGATGGAGCACCTTCAGCAAACGGGATAATGTTTTCTGGTTCAGCCATAGAGCGTCATCCTTCTTGTTTCTACAAAATCGTCATCATCTGGATCTTCACTATGACCCACAAACCATCCTTTTCGCAACCGTAGCCAAGCCTGTGTGCATGTATCAACAACATCGTCATTGGGATGTGCTGGGAACGCCGCGCATATATCAATTAAATCTTTAGCCCATTTTCTGCTGGAAGGGAAGAAAATCCTTCCATCCTCCAAAAGTGCGGAGCTGGCATGGGCGCGAGCCTCCTTGTCACGATCTGGACTGTAAGCCAAAACTGGTACGCCTGCCATGCGTAAATCTTGCAGCAGGGATTGCCCTGACGCCTTTTTTTCGATCAGCACAGCGTCTGGCTCCCACTCTTCGTAAGCCTCTTGAGCCAGCTTGCGTAGGTCAGGATAGCTTACCTTATCCCACCATGCCTCCAGCACAATGGCGCATGTTGCGCCTTTATGGGTAAACACGCCCCAAGTGGTTCTGGCGCTGAAGCTGGAGCTTTCCTTCGCTTCGAATGCGGTATCGTATGATTGCAGCACATATTCGATGTCTGGCAAGTCTTCCTTTTCCCAAGGAACCCACCAGCTTGCCTTTAAGATTCCACCACCTTTTGGCGCTGGGCGCTGCTGTAGCTGGCCTGCTGCTGCGTAAGATCCAAGGCTGCGCTCTAATGTTGACAGGGTTCTGTCATCAATGCGTTCAGGCCACAGCAGCTCACCCTCTTTGGTGCGCGGATCTGAAAAGCCCAGCACTGATTTGCTTGGAGTTGGGTGGCCGATTTCGTATCTGGCAGGCAGGCATAGGTGGCTCCACTCATTGCCCAGCTCATTGGCCAAGATATGCCCTGTGAGATCCAGCTCATGGACGCGCTGCATGATGATGACGAAAGCACCAGTGCGCGGATCGTTAAGCCGCGTTTGCATGGCTTGATCCCACCATTCCAGAACGCCTTCACGCACTTTGGAGCTGTCGCTGTCCACTACGTTGTGCGGATCATCGATGCAGATGATGTCACCGCCGTCACCAGTCAGAGCGCCACCCACAGACGTTGCTATGCGGTATCCTGTCTTATCGTTTTCAAATCTTTGCTTTTGGTTCTGATCGCCAGTTAGTTCGAACTTGTCACCGAAGTGGCGCTTGTACCACGGGCTATCGATCAGGCGGCGACACTTGGTGCTGTCTCTGATGGACAGGGAAGAGGCATATGAGGCGTACAGAAACTTCTTATGGGGTTGGTGGGTCCAAGTCCAAGCTGGCAGCGCAACGGCCACACTGATGGATTTCATGTGTCGTGGCGGCACATTTATGATCAGGCGTTTGATGTCGCCTTCTGCCACTGCTTGGAGGTGATCGCTGATTGCATCGACGTGCCAGTTGTTTTGGAAGTCAACGCCCGGTTCAATCGTCGGCCAAGCTGCTTTCGTAAACTCCCTCAATGATCTGCGGTATTTCTCCGCTCTGACTTGCTCCAGCGTAAGATTGCTCAAAAGCTCTTTCAATTGCACTGAGTTCATTGATGCCGATCCTTGTGAGGTCGAGGGTTATTGTTTTTTCTTCGTGGACTTTTGTTTCTGTTTTATCCACCCACCCTGCGCGGTTCTTTAGATAGAAGATGATGGCCGTATTATCGCGTTCAACAGTGGCATTTTCGAAGAGCGCATTGGTCACTTCTTCTATTCCCATTGCCTCCCCCCTTTTTATAGCGTCCAAAAAATCCACATTCTGTTCCTGAATTTCAAAGAATTTAGAGCGTGAAATTCCCAGCGCAGCAGCGCATTGTTCTTTTGTTAAGCCTTGCGCCATTGCTCTTTCTGCGCGTTGCAGCACTTCTTCTGTGACTTCGAACTTTGGTCTTCCGACAGGGTTCTTTGATTTTTTCTTTGCCATATTGATACCTTTCTAACTTTGAATGTAATTTAGAATTTCAAAAAAAGAAAGACCCGCCGAAGCGGGTCAGTTGTATGAGGTCGAGGCAGGCCACAGGCGTTGGTCTGTCGAGCAGTAATTATTGATAGCGTTTTTGGCTGTTTGGGTACAGAGTTTTTTTGCTGACGGTTGGATACCTACGCGACCAAGGTCGAG